ATCTTGTTCCCCCAGCGCTTCGGGTCCATCCGCTCGGCCAGCCATTGCCTCGCCCCCATCGCCACCTTCGCGGCGTTCGGGTCCATCTGCTCCTGCTCGACCTTCTCGGCCAGCGCCTCGATTCGCTCGGCGTTCAGCAGGGCGCGCGCGTTGCGGACGATCTCGTAACGCTCCATCAAGGCCGGGTCGGACTGCATCTTCCCCCAGAGGATAGCGAACGGAACCTCGCTGCCGCTGATGAAGGACCGCAGAGAGTGCCCATCGGCAAGATGAATCCAGAGCTGCTCCCAGAAGTCGGGCGAGCTGATGATCTGGTGCGCCTTCTCGCGGCGCTCTCGCTTTCGTGGTGTCCCTGCCATCAGTCGCTCACGTGCACGTAGGTGCTGACGTCCTCGTAGTCCATGTCATACCCGTCCACCGGCACCACGTCGAAGTTTGACCAGCGCCGCTTCATGGGTTCCGCTCGCTCCTGTCTGCCAGCTCGAGGCGCAGGCCGATGCTTGACCTCCTCGGCATAGACGCGGCGCCAGAGCTTCTCTGAGGTCGTGAACCGGTGCCCGCAGGTCAGGCACTCTCGCCTTCTCCTCGCCTCGGTCGGGAACTGGTAGACCTTCACGACCTCGGACGGCTTGGAGCATTTCGGGCACTTCATCGTTCGGGCAGCTGCGGCTTGACCAGGTTCAGCCAGTCGTCGAGGCGCTGGATGACCAAGAACTCGCGCTTGTCGCCTCGGCACACGACCGCCGGGATCTCGTAGGGCGCACACGCAGCGGTGGCCTGGTCGACCCACTCGTAGACCGCGATGGACTTCCTGCGCTTGACCTCGAGCACCCACCGAGCGAGCCGGATGTCAGCCCCGCCGTCTCTGGCCTGCCCCAGAATTCGATTGGTCTGCCACCCCGTCGATTCGGTGATGATCTTGCACACCTCTCGCTCGGTCTCGGCGCCTCGTTGTCTCTGTCGCTTGCCCATCACCACCTCGCGGTCAGTCGCCCCAAGTCTACCGCATGACAGAGGCCGGCAATCAAGGGGCGCAGGTTCCGCAACATGGCGCGCGCGCGTTTCGCATCCCTCGCCTGCCGACGCCGGCGCTCGATGTTCTTGGCGTAGTAGGCGCGATGGTAGGCCGCTCTCGTAGCGCCCGGGTCCCAATCGTCCGGCTCCCTCGCGTCATCGACCGCGGCGCCGACGATGAGCCGCACCTGGTTGGCCTCGATTCTCTGTCGCGCCATCTCGCTGATCTGCTCAACCGTGCGCGCCTTCTTCCGGTTCCCCTCTCGATGGTGCCGGTGAGGAAGCCCGCCGGTGTTCTCGGCCAGGCAGACCGGGCAGAGCTTAGCCGGCTTTCTCATCGGCCACCTTCCAGAGCAGGTTGATGGACGGCTCCTTGCCGCCCCGATCGTTCTCGGCGAGCTCGACGGCCTCGGCGAAGGAGGGAGCCACGCCGATCCACCTCGGGATGACCTTCCCGTTCGGCCCCATCCTCCAGACGACGTACTCGACCTTGCCGCCGATCCGCTGCCCCCGGATACAGAACCGCCCGTCGGTCGATACCTTGTCCCAGAACACGTCGTCCATCCACTCGAGCGGCCCGGTATGGTTGAGGTCAATCTTCTGCTGGGTCACGCCGGCCACCTCGGGTCAGTCCCGACCTCGCCCTTGGCGTCCTGGTAGTAGACGACCTTGGCGCCGAAGTGAGCCTGCAGGGTCTTGGCCACCCTGAACCCCTCCTCCCCGAGCCCCTCGACCATCCTCCGGCCGAAGGCGGTCTCGGTCTTGGCTGGTTCAAGTTCCAACCTCGGGTACGGTACAAAAGGTACGAGTCCTAAAGGACTCTCGTACCTTTCGTACCCGGTTCGTACGGTACGAACGGGTACATTTCGTACCTTTCGTACCTTTCGTACCTGATTCTGTCTCATTTTTGCCACAGTTACTTGCCCTCCCTCGACAGTTTGTATCCCCCGACGGTGCCCGTCATAAAGGGCGAAAAGGCCAGCGCCTCGGCGGCCGCGTGGGCGGTCGTCTTGCTCATCGCCGCCTCCCTGCCGATCTGCCGCAGGTCCGGCAGCGACCAGATCATCTCCGAGTCGCTGCCCTTCTGGCGCTCCCTCAGGGCCGTGAGCAGCTGGCGCTGTGCCTTGCCCTGCGGCATCGGCTCGCGCTCCTTGCGCCCCGCCGCGGCGGTCTCGCGCATCACCAGCGACTTGACCCGCTCGCCGTACTTGTCGGCGCGCCCCAGGTCCACCTCGGTGGCCTCGTAGGCGATGGGTGCCATGCTGGCGGTATCCTTGAACCGCTCGCGGGTGACGTTCACGACCATCGCCTGGACATCGGGCCGCTCGACGATGTACTCGGCGTCCGGGTTGGCCATGAGCGCCGACGCGCCTCGCGGGCGCTTGCTGTCGCCGTGGCCTGAGTGCGCCACGAGCAGCACCGTGGCGCCGTACCGCTCCCGCAGCCCGACGGTGAGCTTCGAGAGGTACTCGGCCACCTCCTGGTTCGAGTTCTCGTCGAGCCCGGCGGAGAACTTGCTGAAGGTGTCCACGATGATCAGCGCCGGTCGGATGCCGGCCTCGTCGATGCCCTGCTGGAGCGACCCCATGTCCGCCTCGGCGTTGAGGTTGGCGACCGACTCCAGCGCGAGCAGCCGCAGCTCGCTGAGGGTGCGCCCGTTGCCGTGCTCCTGCATCCATGCCTCGGCGCGCCGCCCGAGACCTGCGCCCTCGCCCGATAGGATGACGACCGGGTTGCCGGCGGCGGCTATGCGCATCGCCCAGTCGAGGGCGATGAACGACTTGAAGCTCGCGCGCGGCCCGGCGAGCACGGCGAGCACGTTGGCCTCGAGCACGTTGTGGATCAGCCAGGTGGCCTCGCGCCGCTCGGCGACGATGGCGCCGATGGTGCGCAGCGTGAGCCGGCGTCCCGTCGCGTTCGTGGCGCCCGGCGTCACCGCCGCAGCGTCCGGCTCAAGGCTGCGGACCATGCCGCGCGCCTCGGGAACGTCGGCGTAGTCTGGGGCCGGCTCATCGCGCGGCGGCGGGCCGATGCGCACGGCCTCCGAGACCGGCACCCATCCGCCCGCCTTAGCGGCGTTGAACACGCTGCCGAGCGTGACGCCGCCGCCGCGGTCGAGGTGGAACGACTGCCACCGGTACTCGATGTCGGCGCGCCCGGCGTAGGAGGCCGGGAGTTCGCCGGTGATGCCACCACAGGACCACGAGTCCCAGAGTTCGAGGCCGTCGTCGGCGCCGCCGGAGGCGTGGTGCAGCGCCATGCCGACCATCAGCCAGGCGTCGTATCCGGTCGGGTCGATGTAGGCGAGCGCTTCGGTGAGCCGCGGCAGGTCGCGCTGGAAGTCTTGGCTGGTGCCGGGCTTAGGCGGCAGTTTCTTGGCGACCTCGGCGGGGAGCTCGAGGTCCATGCGGCGCTCGTCGATGAGCCCGGCGGGGAGCGGCTGGATGTCGCCCACCGGCCCCTGCTGCCCGAAGTGCAGCGGCCACCATACGATGTACCCGCCCTCGGCGCGGATGTCGAGCCCGTCGCGTCGCACCTTGCCGAGCGTGACGGAGACGCCGCCCCGGATCTTGACGCCGGGCGGCAGGCTGAAGAGGTAGTGCCGGCCGCCGCTACCGCCGCCGGTCTGGTGTACCCGGGTGGAGATGAGCACGTCTTGGTGTTCAGCAATCCAGTCCTGCGCGGCCTGCCCGGCTGACTTGTGGTCGTAGTCCACGGCCACGATGCGCGTGGTAGAGCCGGTCGGGACACCGACGAGGGCGTCTGGGCGCTCGCTCCACCAGCGCCTGATCTGGGCCTCGTCTTGCGTCGCGGCCTTAAAGCCGTTGGAGGTGAGGGGCGACTTGGCGCGCAGCGTGCGGCCGCCCTGGTCGGCCTCGTCGCGCCGCCGGCACGGGAACACGGGGACGCGCTTGGCGAGCTCGAGGACGCGCTCGACGGGCACGACGGCGGTGAGGTCTGGCTTGGTCATATTCCACACATTCCTTCACATTCGTTGTTGAAGAGGTCAGTCTGCCCGTGGTCGGCAGCAGTAGATAAATCTACTTGGTCGAGCGGAACGCGGTCACGGTGCATAAATTGTTTTGATTGAAAGTCTCCGCGAGGCTCACGAATTAATTTGTCAATCATTACAGCATCTGCCCACGCTTCTGGGTCGGATTTGATAGACCGCCACTCATCGTTATTGTGGAATGGGCAACCAATGCAAGACGATTTTGGCGGCAATGGATAGCCTTTTCGCTCCATCCATGACAAACAATCGTGCCGCGCCATGCCTTTATCAATCAACGGCCACACATGAACTAACCATGATTGCCATGAAGGTTTCATTCTAAAAATCTCGTCCATCGATATGCCCATATACAATTGGCAAGCATTTTTTGGTATTCGTTGCCGAGATTTGTACCCAAGCAATTCGCGTAGTTTTTTATGCACCGGTTTAATTTTATATTCGCTAGTACATTGCCGTTTGTTCATGGCGGTTTCGCCGTTTGGCTTGAGCAAATGCCACGGAACAGAGCGGAAAGTTTGCCCTGTTGAATTTACGCCAGACATAATGTCATTTCGGATACTGCCCTGCATTACTCGGTAAACCGGAAACGGATACGGGCAGCGTTGAATTTCTGCGTCAAGCCAGTCGAGCCATTCGTAAACTTTGCGCGGTTCCCAACCGGTGTCGGCAAAAATCGCGGAATCTACCGGCTCCAGCTCGCCGTTGGCGATCATAAGGGCCAGGGTGCTTGACTGAACGCCGGCGCCAAGGGAGAGAAAGCGCTTCACGGGTAGAGATCCGGTCGGAGGGCCTTCCTAGATACACCGGTCGCTGCCTCTACCGCAAGCACCCGCAGCGCCGGGACGCTGCCGCGCGCGCACCACTTCTGGACGGCCTGTGGCCTGATCCGCAGGACTCTGGCAAGGGCTGACTGGCCCCCGGCTTTGTCCACGGCGTAGATGATGGCCGCGTGTTGCGGCGTGACTTTCCTGCTCATGTTGACATGGTACAACCTTCGGTATAGGGCGCGGAAGGGGGGATGAAAATATTTTACAC